CGATGGCCGGATCAGCTCGTCGATCACGCCGGCGGCGCTACGGCTCACCCGCTCGGCGTTCTGGGGTGGGCTCGTCCGTAACGCGCTCTGGTGGGGGCTCGGCGCGTTTGTCTCCGTCCCCGGCAACGACGCGACCGACGACGAGGGGCGCCCGACCGGCGAGCCGATCGCCGGCACCCTCAAGCTCGTCGATCCGCGGTTCCTGACGACCGTCGTCGACGACGGCGGCGCGCTCCTCTGGTCGATCGACGGCGGTACCGGCGATCCGCCGGCGGTATTCGACCGGGACGGATACATCACCTTTGCCAACGGCGTCCGGCTACGTCTGACCGTGCTACGCAACCCGCTCTCGCCGGTCGACACCGAGGGTATGAGCCTTGGTGTCTTTGCAATGTCGCCGGACGCCTTTGGTCTCGCCGGCCAGATCAACGCATACATGTCCGGCACGTTCCGGTCCGGCGTCCCCGCCGGCTACCTCAAGACCGAGACACCAGGGTTCACCCAGACACAAGCCGACGAGCTCAAGGCGTCATGGATGGCCGCGCACGGGGGCGACCGTCGGTCGATCGCCGTCCTCAACGCGACCACGACCTTTACCCCGCTCACGTTCTCGCCGGTCGACGCCGCCATCGGCGAGAGCAAGCGACTCAGCATCGCCGATGTTGCCTTTGCTTTCGGGCTCGACCCGATGACGCTCAACGTCTCGCTCGCCAACAGCGCGACCTACAACAACGTCCGCGACGCGTGGATCAACCATCGCGACTACGGGCTCTCGCCGTGGATCAGCGCGCTACAGGACTGTCTCTCAGCGTTGCTCGGCGGCGCCAAGGGCGTCCTGGTGAGCCTCGACAGCTTCGCGCAACCGACGTTCCATGACCGCGTCGAGACCGGCAAGCTCGCCACCGAGGCCGGTCTCATGACCGTCGACGAGTGGCGACTCCTCGAGGGGATGCAACCGCTCCCCGAACCAGAACCGACGCCGGTCCCCCCTCAGCTCGAGGTCGTCCCCGCCGAGGACCCCGCCGCCGTCGACGAGCTCCCGACCAGGTCGCGACCGAGGGCGCTCCTCCGGTGAGCGAGTACGAGGTCGCGCAGCTCGCACGGCTCATCAAGGACGCGCAGCAACCGCGCGGCGCCTGTCGTACGCCGGCGCTCGACGTCGCGCGCTACTTGCTCGGCGTCGGCGTCCGGCTCCCCGCCGTCGAGCTCGAGGCCGAGCTCGAGGCTCCTACGGAAGTGAGGCAGGCATGACCAACAAGAAACAGCGCCGGCGCGAGGCACGCGACCAGCCGCCGCCGGACAAGAAAGCCGCACCCAAGAAAGCCGCCGCACCCAAGCACAAGGACGAGACCAAGGACGAGAGCAATGGCGATTGAGCTCGAGGGCGTACAGGTTCGCGCCGCCACCGTCGAGGACGTCGACCAGGAGACCGGCGTCGTCGAGCTCAAGCTCGTCCCGTACGGCGTCGAGGCCGAGATCGACCGCGGGCTCTGGGAAGTGTTCACCCCTGGCGCTTTCGCCGGCGCCGTCGGCAACCCGTCGCGCGTCAAGATGAGCGACCAGCAACACAATCGCTCCGTCGTCATCGGGAACGCGACGCAGATTCGCGACGACGCCGACGGCGTCTATGGCAAGTTCCGGATCGCCGACACCGTCGCCGGTCGCGACGTGCTCACGCTCCTCCGCGCCGGCGTGCTCGACGAGATGAGCGTCGAGTTCTCCGCGGCGCGCAAGCACATGCGCGTCACGCAGCGCGACGGGGGGACGCTCCTCCGGCACGACCGGGCGACGTTGCTCGGCGTCTCGCCGGTCTCCGTCGGCGCCTATGGACGGGACGCTCGGCTCATCAGTGTCCGCGACGCCGAGACCGACCGAGCTCGAGAGCGAGAGCTCGCCTACCTGGCAAGCCTCGACGCGGGACCTCGACAGGCGTAGCGTGCTCGTCGTCAGAATGGTGCAGAGCACCAGCCCGACACGCTGCAAGGCATCGCACGCAGACGCGCCGATCCGATATGGCCCGTCGTGCCCGATTCGCCGGCACCGTCAAGTCGCGCTCACGTCTCCCCGCCGCTCCGTAATTCGAGCGTGCCTAGGGGGCCGCTATGTCTACCGCCGTACTTGACAAGCTCTGCACGGAACGCGACGAGGTCACCAACGCCGCCGTCGCCATGGCCGAGGCCGAGGAGTTCAACCCCGAGGACAAGACCTACCTCGAGCTCCGCAGCCGCGCCACCGACCTCAACGCGCGCATCGGCTCGCTCGCCGAGCTCATGGACCAGCAGCGCGCCGCCGACCAGCTCGACGGCAAGCTCGCCAAGGCCGCGCAGGCGCGCAGCAACGAGCCGCCGGCCAACAACCAGGTACAGACCCGCGAGTCATGGGGTGAGGCTTTCGTCCGCTCCGACGTGTTCCGCAACTACCGCGGGCGCGGTACCTCCGGAATGCACGAGATCGAGGCCGTCCAGACTCGAGCTCTCCCGACCGGCGTCGCCGATCTCATCGCAGCCGGTCTCACGCCGACCAAGTACGCCGTCGACCTGACGCCGCCGGTCGCGCCGACGCCGCTCCTCGACAACGTCACGACCATCCCCGTCAGCGGTAACGCGATCGAGTACATCGCATGGAGCAAGAAAGCCGGCGGCGCCGCCAAGGTCGCCGAGAAAGCTCCCAAGCCGTCCGCGGAATGGGGGCCGACCGTCACGTCGGCGACGCTCGACAACTGGGCCGTCTACACGCAGCTCACGCGCCAGCTCCTCGAGGATTTCGCCGCGGTCCGCGGGTACATCGACGGCGAGCTACAGCGTGACATCGTCCGCGCCGAGGAGGCCGACGCCGTCGCCGTCCTGGCAGCCGCGTCCGGCACGATCCCCGACGCCGTCAACGCCGATCTCCTGGCCGCGATCCGCGTCGGCATCGGGACCGTACAGGCAGCCGGCTACACCCCGACCGCGGTACTCCTCAACCCCGCAGATTGGGCTCTGTTCGATATCGGCATCATGGGCGACACCCTCAACGGGCCGCGGGTAAACCAGACGTTCTGGGGGCTCACGCCGATCCCCTCGACCACGCAGCCGGCAGGCTCCGCGGTCGTCGGCGATTTCAAGTCGGCGGTACATCACTACGTCAGGTCGGCGATCGCTCTCTACATCACCGACAGTCACGCCGACACGTTCCTTTCCAACGTGTTCACGCTCCTGGCAGAGCGGCGCGGCAAGACCGCCGTCGTCCGTCCGCAGGCGCTCGTCGAGGCTAAGACCGCGTAGCGCCATGACGTCGGAACGGGTAAGCGGCAGCCGGCTTGGGGGTCGCGCGTCCTTGCCCGTTCCGACCACGACCCCGGTCGGCGTGCCGACGCTCCTCGAGGTCAAGGAATGGCTCGGGCTCGACGCGAGCGACAACGTCGACGACGTCGTCCTACAGCGCAGCCTCGACGCCGCCGTCGTGACGCAAGGACGCGTCTGTTTCTACCCGCTCAACGAGACCGGCGAGCCGTACGTCGAGGCCGACCTCTACGAGGCGCTACTCCTCCGGACGCAGCGGTACACCGCGAGGCGCAGCTCCCCCGAGGGGGTCGTCGGGATCAGCGGCACCGCCGGCGATTTCGTCGCCGCTCGGCTCCCGTCCGTCGACGCCGACATTGTCCGGCTCGAGGGGCCATGGATGAGGACGCCGGTCGCCTGACATGGCCGTCACTACCAACCAGACCGCCGACGTCGCGCAGGCCCTCGCCGACGTGATCGACACCGTCGACGGGCTCCGCGTCGTCTGGTGGATCAGCGACGCAGCTCGACCGCCGGTCGCCGTCATCGCGCAACCAGAGATCGACTACGTCGACGCGTCGGCGCCGTTTTGTTTCGCGAGCTGGACCTTTCCCGTCGTCGTGGTCGTCAACCGCAACCAGGACCGCGACGCGCAACGCGAGCTCTCGAGGTTTGTCTCCGAGGTCGCCGGCGCGCTCGACGACGCGACCCCGCCGGCAGGCGTTTTCGATATCACGCCGCTCACCGCTCGACCGAGCACCGTCACCGTCGCCGGCGCAGACATGCCGGCCTATGAGCTCCGCGTCCGCGTACGGGCGTGAGAGGGAACCAGAGGAGAAACCAGGATGGCTATCAAGTCGATCAAGACCCTCGAGCTCATGCTCGACACCGATCAGGTCGAGTGTCAGCTCACGACCGCGCAGCTCGTCGACGAGCCGGAAGGGGCCGAGACCCTGACGACGTTCTGCGGCGCCGAGGACACCAGCGGAACACCCAAGTACACGCTCAACATCAGCGGTTTTCAGGACTACGGCGACGCGGAATCGGTTTTCGACATGCTGCACACCGCGTACATCGGCGACGCCGAGATCGCCGCGGTTCTCACCGTCGGCACCAAGACACGATCGTTCGACTGCAAGCCGCAGAATGATCCCCCGTTCGGCGGCGACGCCGGCGCGGCGATGACCGCCGACGTCGCGCTCGCCGTCGTCGGCGCCGTGACCGATGGGGTCGTCACCCCTTAGCCGCGCTCTCGTCGCAAGCGTCGAGCCTCGAGCTCGACGACGAGGGCGCACCCGTGAGCATGACCAACACCAAGGCCGAGATCGTCGATGCCGCGCGCGCCGCCGGCGTCCTCGACCCGCTCGAGGACGTCGACGCGCTCACCAAGGCCGAGATTCTAGACCTCTGGGACTGACATGCCACGCATCAACGGCAACCGACTCTCGCTCACGTTCGGCGCGATCGAGATCAATTGCGACTCGACGTCGGTCGTCCTCGACAATGAGGACGCCGACGCCGAGCTCGTCACGTTCGGCGACGTCGTCGCCGGCAACGACCGCCGTTGGTATTTCGCGATCTCGGGACTGCCCGACTACGCCGCCGGATCGTTCTGGTCGCTCCTCTGGGACACGCCGGCCTATACGCCGATCCCGTACGAGTTCAACCCCTACGGCGTGACTACGCCGACGCCGGCAACCCCCAAGTTCACCGGACAAGTCACCCGCGACCAGCCGCCGCCGATCGGCGGCGCCGCCGGCCAAACCTGGTCCTTTGAGACTCGCCTGACCTGTACCGCTAGCCCGACGCGAGTGACGTCGTGAGCGGCGCGCCGGTCCGCGTCGAGATCGAGGGGGCCGAGGAGGTCGCGCGCCGCTTCGGCGTCCTGTCTCGACAGGTCGACGACCTACACTCGCCGTTCGCCAACGTCGCCGCCAAGATCGCTACGGACGGGCGCAGCTTCGCACCCAAGGTCACCGGCAGGCTCGCCGCCGGCATCATCGGGAGCGCGACCCGCCGCGGCGGCGGCGCCACGATCTACGGCGTCCCCTATGCCGGCGTCATCAACTTCGGTTGGCGCCACCGCGGCATCGCCGCACGCCTGTTCATGCAACGAGCCGCCGACAGCAAGGGCGAGGACGCCGCCGACCAGGTCGCCGGCGAGATTCAACGCGATATCGACAAGGACGGGCTCGGATGAGCTCGCCGGAAGGGACCCCCGTGACCATGCAAGCCGTACCGGAACCGGAACCGCACGAGGACGCATACGCGAGCGGGCTCGACAGCCTCACCGCGGCAGAAACCGCGATGGCCGAGCGGCAATCCGCGCAGTCGATCACCACCTTGGGCAATGAGCGATTCCCGCAGGCCGGCATTCTCGGCGCGCTCGGGTGGGTCCTGTACCGCCGGCGCGATCCGCGCATCAAGTACGACGCGTATATGCAGTCACGCACCCTGACCGAGATCACCCGCGAGCTCGGGCTCGCCACCGACGACGCCGACGACGCCGACGACGACGAGGAGGGCAAAGACAGCGACACCGACGACGCGTCGACCTCGCCGAGCTAGACGCCGCGCGCGCCGAGCGCAAAGCGGCGTTCTGTCTCGCGACCGGCGTCTCGCCGAGTGAGTACGAGCAACTAACCGGCTACGAGGTCGAGGCGTTTGTCGACCTGGTCAATCAGAGGAGTTGAGACCGATGGCTAACGCCGAGGTCCGCGTCGCGATCGTCGGCGACAACTCCTCGCTACAGAGCTCGCTCGACCAGTCGCAATCCAAGCTCGCATCGTTCGGTAAGGCCGTCGGCAAGGTCGCGCTCGCCGCCGGCGTCGCCGCCGCCGGCGGGCTCGCCTTGCTCGGCAAGGCGTCGATCGACGCCGCATCCGCCGCGCAACAGTCGCTCG